TTCAGATTTCGTGCGGCATACAATGGATTTGCAGCATTGATAAGACGCTCAAGCGACAACGCACAAAAAGGATTTTATTTTGATACAAATAACGTTTTAAGTCTATTGAGTGAGGATGGTAACGGCTTAACATTAGGAGATTGGATCACAACGGATGATGGTTATCTTGTTACTGGCTACTCGCAAGATACGGCAGGTGTAACATTCACAGCATCGAACGCAGCAGACCAACAGCGTATAATCATTGGCGGTGCATTGGTTGATTTAAACGCTGCTGTTGCAATGGTAGGTGCAAATGATAGATATGTTGTCAGCACATCATTAACGGTTAAGTCGGCTTTCATAGTTGCTAAAAATAATTTATTTGCACGAGTAAATAACGTAATAGCTGGAAACATTCAGGGATTCTATTGGGGTGGAACATTAGTAGGAGGCATAGGTATGAGTAGTTACGAAGGCATGATATACAAGTTTTTAAATACGACCATTAATGACACAAACACTCACTTAGCATCTTTCTTTACGGATTCAGGTATTTACGTAGATGGGAATTTAGAGGCAAGTGGAATAATAGATGATGTAATAGTGACGAGGGTAGTAGATAGGGAGGATAGCGCATTACAAATGGAAATGGACGGAGTAGTTGCCGCCATTGTAACATACCCTACTGACAAGACAGCAGACCGCGCAGCAATCGAAGACAACATTGACAGCAACTTCACACCAAGTTTACTACCATGATGTTACTACCATTTGAAACAAAAGAAGCGGCAGACGAACGCAACAAGTTTGAGGCTTTCAAAAGAGGATGCCAACCACCTACCATTTATTGGTGGTCAAACCCTATTGAGTACAACGGAAAATGGTGTTTAAATGTTGGCAATGGTGAAGGGCTTACGCAGGAAGAATTGGATAGGCGTATTGAATTGAAAAATGATGGAACTGAATAAAATAAACGCATTTGATGCAACGACACTATTGAAGATTGGAATACCTTACGTTTTCTTTTTCTTCGCGCCAATTACATGGTCAATTGTAGGTATTGGCGTGTTGGTGTTTGCCGATGTATTTACAGGAATTGCAGCAGCGAAGAAACGAGGCGAACGCATACATTCTAAAGGTATGTCGCGTACGGTCGGCAAGATGCTTTATTACACCATTGCAATCGTATTGAGTAGGGTAATGGAATTGGCATTCATATCATGGCTACCAGTTGCACAATTGACAAGCGGTTACATCGCAATAGTCGAGTTTAAAAGCAACATGGAGAACATCGCCCAAGTTACGGGCGTTGACGTTTGGAATCATTTAAAGGATAGATTTGAACAATCATTCGGAAGGAAGGGAGCAAAAGACAAATAAAGCATGGTGTAAAATTGCACCAAGAGAATGCTCATTAAATTGTTTAAGGACAGGTAAATGCGAAACATCAACAAAATAATAGTTCACTGTACAGCTACTCCCGAAGGTAGAGATGTGTCAGTTGATGAAATAAGAAGGTGGCACGTTGACGAACGAGGTTGGTCGGACATTGGTTATCATTGGATTATCACATTAAGCGGTGCTATTGAAAAAGGCAGACCCGAAAGTAGGTCAGGCGCACACGCTAAAGGGTTCAATAAAAACAGTATTGGTGTTTGTTACGTTGGCGGTGTTGACGCTACAATGAAACCGAAGGACACGCGAACCGAAGGACAAAAAGAAACGCTAAGATGTTTACTTGAGGATTTGCGCGAACGTTACCCGAACGCTGAAATCATAGGCCATAGGGATGTAAGTAGCAAGGCTTGCCCATCGTTTGACGCTAAAAAAGAGTATTCAGATATTTGAAGTTATACCCGATGCGGTATAATTAATTGCAAATCAATTAAATTCGTACCCGATAAGGTATAAAATCGAGTTTCGGCAAAAAAAAACTTTCACTTTTTTCTTGAAATTGTTTTGAATTATCAAAAGTCTTTATACCTTTGATGACATCAACGACAAAAGAACAACGAAATGAAAATCAAATACGATTCAAAGAAAGTAGAAAGACTTACCGAATAATACGTTAATGTAACTTTTTACCTCAAAGGAAAAGTAGTTTACAAAGCAACACTTCCTAATGAAAATAGTTAACAGTTTAAGCGGAGGTAAGACTTCAAGCTACATAGCTGCGAATTACAAAGCAGATTACAATGTGTTTTCTCTGGTCAGAATTGAGGATGTTAAATGTAAGTTTCATGATGAAAAGATTCGTTTAGAAGTCGAGGATAAGTTGCAAATGCCATTTATTGCAACGGCTGAAATGGATGACATTATTTACACTATGCTTGACCTTGAGCAATTCATAGGGCAAAAAATACATTGGACAAGTGGAGAAACGTTTGAACAAGTCATTGAGAATCACTCTGGTTACCTTCCAAACAAAATGGCGAGGTATTGCACAACAGACCTAAAAACCGTTCCTATTGTTAAATGGTTGTACGAAGAAATTGGAGAGCCTGTGATAATGAACTTTGGATTTCGTGCAAACGAGGTTAACAGAGCCGACAAGATGACCTCCAAACTTAACGAACGTGGTTTTACGGAGGTAAAGGTTACGTTTGAAAAACATCCTGATGGCAGGAACAAATGGGTAACGGTCGATTATTGCAAGCCACAATTCCCATTGATTGAGGATAGACTTTTTAAGGACAACATTGAGGAGTTTTGGAAAGACAAACCAGTTAGATTTGCCTACTTGAACAACTGCGTTGGTTGTCATTGGCGTTCACCTTTGTTGCTTCGTCATATGTACACGAAAGACCCAAATAAAATGATGTGGTTCGTTGAACAAGAAAACATGAGAAAAGGCACTTTTAAAACAGACATTGAATATGAACAAGTGGTAAATTGGAATCTGCAATATGAGTTATTTGACGATGACTTCAACGGTTGCGATAGCGGTTACTGTGGACTTTAACATAACGCAATGAACGACATTCAAACACACCTATTCAAGACCTACTTTCCTTATTTGGTCTGTTTCCTTTTAGGCGTTCTTGTAGCTTGGAAAGGTTGCGGTTCGTCAGGAAAGCCCGAAACAATAACCATTGAGAAACCCGTACCTGTTACAGAATACGTTGACAGGTGGCGAACTGATACCGTTCGTTTTGTACGTAAGGAAATAATAACCGTACATGATACCGTACAAGTAACCGAGCATGATATTCGTTTAGACACGTTGTTTTTGATTGATACGGTAAATATAGTCGAAGCATGGTTAACCGAGCTTCAACGTTATGATACTACGGCAACTTTTGAAGGTGCTGATATTCGTTTACGTTGGCAGAATTATCAAAATGTAAGTGAGAACTTACTCATAGATTACTTACCAAATAAAGTGGTGCGTGCAAATTTTGCACTTGGCATACACGCAAACGCTGGGTTGATTAGCGATTTTCGTACACGTTACACGCCTTTATTCGGTTTAGGTTTGCAGGTTTCATTGAAAAAAAATTATATTGCAGCCGATTATGGCTTTAACGGGCAACATTACGTGGGTGTTCGTTATGGTCGAAACATATTTAGCAGATGAAAGCAACAGAACTACGTATTGGTAATTGGGTCGAAATAAAAGACCAAGAAGTTAAGACATACGCACAGGTTGAAGGAACAGGAAATCTCCAACACGTTGCTGGACAATTATGGTCTATTGAAGAACTTAAACCAATACCTCTAACAGAGAAATGGTTGGAACGGTTCGGGTTTGAGAAAGTTAGATTTGATGATAATTATTGGTTTGAAAAACAAGCTGGTGATTTTAGTCTTATCACAAATGATATTGGTAAAATAGCTTTTAACGAAAAACTTGATCACGTTTTTATTTCGGAAACAATTCAGCCAAAAATAAAAACCATCAACCAACTTCAAAACATCTACTTTGCACTCACAGGCGAAGAAATTGAATTGAAGAAATGAACACAACCATAACCATCGAAAACGAACACGGTAAGTATTCTGTTTCAGCACCTATTGGCGTAAAAGCTGATGAACTGTTAGAACTTTTCATTATGTCATGTGCTGTGGCAAGCTGGTCGATTGAAACCATTGAAGATGCCATCATTGAAAAGGCAGAGGAAATCAAAGAAAAAAGGTAAAAAACGTTAAAAATTACCATCGTTTAACACTTAATTTAACCTAATGAACATTACACGAGAATTTGATTATGACGCTTACCGAGATAGTGAAACGGTTCAAGAATTGGTTGACGCTATTCTGATAGTCAACAGGAATATTCAATCCAACAGCGATGACGAAGAGCTGAAAGCTATCTATAATAAGTACATGGAAAGCGAAATAAATCGCGTTGCGCCTAAGTATTGGGAACGCATCAAGTTAGAACACCAATAGACTAACTAAACCAACATCATGCCGATAACAGTAAAAGGTCAAATCGTTCTTGAATACTTGAACGATGAAGTTACCAAAGAATTACCCAGCAAATCACTTGCTCAACTGATTTACAAAAAGAACAGCAAGGTATTTAAAGACGTTGAGAATGTTCGTGACGTAATAAGGTATTACAGGGGTCAACACGGGGCAAAGAGCAGGAAAATCCGTGAAGGTTCAGACTTATTGACCGAAAAAGCACAACACGCCAAAGCGTTAGGAATTGGAAACCCATTTGGGCTTCCTGATACCGATGAAGAAGAGTGGCCGCCTTACGTATTACCAAAAGGAGCAACTCGAATACTTCTTTTGTCTGACATTCACGTACCATACCACAACATTGAATCGCTGACCATTGCTATAAATTACGGCAAGGAAAAGAAAGTTAACGCGGTTGTGTTGAATGGTGACACGTTGGACTGTTACGCGCTTAGTAGATACGAAAAAGACCCACGTAAACGAAAGTTCAGCGAAGAGTTAGAATCGTGTAGGCAGCTATTGGAAATCATTCAGCGTGAATTGCAATGTCCTATATACTTCAAATTGGGTAACCATGAAGAAAGGTATGAAGCGTATTTGAGAACCAAAGCACCTGAGTTACTTGGAACGTCTGAATTTACCTTAGACACGTTATTAAAGTTCGGGCAATACGGTTGTGAATTGATACAGGATAAGCGAATTATTAAAGCTGGACGTTTGAACATCTTACATGGTCATGAGTTCGGGCGTTCTGTTTTCAGTCCTGTTAACCCTGCGAGAGGTTATTATATGAGGGCAAAGGCTTCTGTTATTTGCGGTCACAACCATCAGACTTCGGAGCATACAGAAAACAACTTAGAGGGCAAGATTGTCACTACATGGTCAACGGGTTGTCTTTGCGAGATGCACCCGCAGTATATGCCTATCAACAAGTGGAATCAGGGCTTTGCCTATGTATCGGTTGACCCTTCCGATGGCAGTTATGAGGTTGACAACTTCCGAATTATCGAAGGTCGTTTGCGATAGCCTGAACACAAAAGGCTAATTTTTTACACTTTTTCGCTCAAAATGTTTTGATATTCCAAAACAGTTGTTTTATATTTGACCCATCATTAACGGTTAAACAAAACAACAGACAATGGAAAGCTACAAGCAAAAAACAATTCAAAGCATGGCGTTCTATCTAAGTCACAGATATGATGCAATTCAAAAAATAGATGCTATTGCTGAATTAAAAACAATATGGTCAGAAGTTCAAGTTTCTGACATGGTTAAGGCTTACAGATTAGCTTACAACGATTAATGTAAAACAACATGGAAAAAGAAACAGACATCACATGGCAAGGGCTAAAGGTTACGGTTCACTACGAACCCAACGGTATGCCTGATTTAATTCTACTTAACGCTTATTCTCATGAAAGCCCTATCGAATTTCTCGAAAAGGTTCAAGGCAACGAACAAGCACTTGACGAGATTGCTACAATAGTCGGAGAGAATTGGGCTGCTGATTATTACAGCGAACCTGACATGGATTACCTTTACGAAAGAAGCGTTGACAAATGAAAGCAATAGACCTATTAAACAAATTCACAGAACCGAAAATTCCAGCCCTTGCGCGTAAAATCGTGCAACGGGCGGTAAAAGAACTGAACGATGGCAACGAGAAGCCGATTGAAGTAACTGAGTTGGAGTTCAATCTGATTACAAAGTTTGCCGATATTAAGCCGAATAAGACACACGGAACGCTATGGTTTCGTATCTTCGACCAACACAAAAACAGTAAAGACATTCAAATTTTTAACGCTTGGAA